CTTCCCATGACGCCGCTGGTAAAGAAGTGCGAATAGGCCACACCGTCGATGGTCACAACGTCGAGGTAGTCGTGCACCTTGAAACCGTGCTCCTCTAGGTTGAAGTCATCGAACGACCTCAGACTCTCAAGCTCCGCGCTGTCCTCTACTGCCCGGACGATACGGTTCTCGTGGTTGCCCAGCGTAAAGTGCAACTCTGGGTCCCATGCCTTGCGCTTACCCTTCTTGCGTCGGGTGATCTCTGCCTTGATCGGCGCCATGAACGCGTCCATAGCCTGGCAGCCAGCGTCGATGTCGTTGACGTAGCGGCGACCCTCAAACGACTTCTTGCCCTTGTCGTAACTGCTGAGGCTCTCCATGTCCCACCAGTCACCGATAACCACGATGACGTCTGGCAACATCTCGACCGCGTACTGACCAGCCCACGTTAGGTGGTCGGTAGTGCATCCCGGTTTCTGCTGCACATCAGGGATTACTAAGTGTCTTCGCCCTCTGGACGTAGCTGTAGACTTCAAGGTCGGCCTCCTTGCCTTTGGCTTTGCGTTCGAGTTCACCGTCGAGTCTTTTACTTTCTTCTCGATAGTGGGCTGAGATTGCTTTGATGTTGTTGCGGGCGTACTGGGCTCTGCTCTTGCAGGCTTCCCTCTGAAGAAGCGCGTTAAGCGATGCGTCAGTCTCGTCTCGTCCATGAATACCTCCGTGTATTTCGCGCCACAGTTGCGTGTGCGCCGTTGGGAATCCCTCTGAGTAGTTATGACAATAGGCACATAGCGAAAGCGCATTCTTGGGGTCGTAGCGGACTGACCAGTGACCACGAGAAATGTAGTGGCTACACTGCAAACCCTGCGGCCTGTCGGTGTAGTCCTTCTCGCATCGCTGGCACTTCCACTCCGCTGCCTTACGAATGCAATCGCTAAAGTGCTTGTCGGCTATGTTGCGTTTAATCTTCCCGCCGAAGCTCATTGCAGGTTCTCCACGGCCTGAATGCGTTCGCCTATCCAAGACATAACAGGCACAGCCATCGAGTTACCCAGAGCCTTGTAGCGTGGCCCGTCTGGACAGTTCTCTGGCTCCTTGCCGCGCCAAGGGATCTGCGTGAAGCCGTCAGGAAATCCCTGCAGCCGCTCGCACTCGGTTGGTGTCAGGCGTCTGACTGAATGGGCGCTTACTGGAAATGTCTCTGTCTCAAAGTCAAGTCTGTGACCATGCGCTGTTAGGCATTTTGCTACCGGCACAATGGCCTCGCACTCTACTCGCTCGTTTCCTGTGCGACTGAAAGGAGGGCCTGTAGTAACAGCGGGGGCAACTTTTTCCCCCTCTTCTCTGCTCGGCGCAGGATTCCCTGACAGGCTTTCGCGCTCAAATAGAACCGCTGCGGCACGTTTCCAGTCTCCAAGGTATCCGACAACGAACACACGGCGGCGTCGCTGGGCCACTCCGAAGTATTGAGCGTCAAGAACCCGGTAGGCGAACCCATACCCGATTTCAGCCAGCGCCCCGAGGAAGCTTCCAAAGTCCCGTCCTCCGTTCGATGACAGGACACCGGGGACGTTTTCCCAGACCAGCCACTGTGGCCGCTTTCGTTGAGCAAGCCTAATGAATTCGAGTGCCAGGTTACCGCGCTCGTCATCCATGCCGCCTCTGAGTCCTGCGACGCTGAATGACTGGCAGGGTGTTCCCCCGACAAGAAGGTCGATTGCTCCATATTCATCCTCCGTGATGGTTGTGAAGTCTCCGTGAACTGGCACGTCCGGGTAGTGGTGCTGCAGTACAGCCACCGGAAACTTCTCAATGTCAGAGAAGAATGCAGGTTCCCATCCAAGTCCATGCCAAGCCTGTGTTGCGGCCTCAATGCCGCTGCATACGCTGCCGTACCTCATCAGTGAACGAGCCGCAGGTGGGGTCGGTCATCGGGAGTGAAGTCGGGCTGGATCTCCAGGGGGTGTATCCACAGTATCTTTGCCCCATCTGTCTCCACATTGATCCACTCCACGGCCTGCTCCTCTGTCATGCCCTGGTTCATCAGCTCGTCCACAATCGCGCCGCTTGAGTAGCAGGGCACCGGGGTGCCGTCCTGCTCGTACACGGCGCCCAGTAGCGCGTGGTGAAATTCGTCCGAAAGCAATTCAATCTCCTCATAATCTTCGTCCATGATTAGTCGTCTCCTGTCTTTGCGGGCTTCTTCATATAGCAACCCTCGCCAACAACAATCTGCTCCGAAAAGAAGTCAGTGCCGCCCTGTTTCACCCAGGGCGTGTAGTCCCAACCCCTTGCGCGAGCCCACGGCATGTTGGCGGGGCAGAAGATCACCCGAGGCACCTGCTCTATGACGCCGCCACGGTTCAGGTAGTCCTTTACGTGTTTAGCGATCGCCTTCCTTAGCGTTTCTTTGCTCATTACTTGTTACCTCCCAGAGCTACCGCCGTCTTGTAGTGGTCGCGCACCATCCCGTGCAGGTGCTCGGGTACGTGCGTCTCCATAAAGTTCTTCTGGCGGTCGGGGTCGCCCTGCATCTCTAAGAGTGCGAGGGCGTAGTCTCGTGGGGCTCTACCATCAGAGCCCCACCAGTCAGCCTTGCTCACGAGATCTCACACTTGTCGCCGACGCATGCCAGCTCGTGTGCCCCCTGAGTTCGGTCCTCTAACTCAAACTCGGTTAGCTTCGACCAGTCGATAGGCCTCTCTTTGGAGACCATCTCGTCGTACTCCTCCTTCGTAATCCGCGTATACACGGCCTGCTTGTATGTCCCGTTATCCTTTGGCAGGAACGAGAGCCCGATGCAGTAGTCGAAGTTGTCGTACACCCACTGGCACACCTCAAAGTAGTTGTGAGGCTCGTAGTAGGCGGTGATGCTCACGGTGTGGCACGCCCAGTGCTCGTTGTACATCCGTGCCAGCTCAAGCTGCTCGATGGTCCCGACGTCCTCCACCGTCAGTGCGCCCTTGGGCGCCTTCTGCGGGAACGTGAAAACCATCGTCGTCTCGGGCTTCATTACGCACGGCTCGTGCTGCACCCCGGCGTCGATCAGGAAGTCACAGATCGGGTCCTTGATGTCCTGCCGAATGGTCCGGGCGTAGTAGGGCGCATAGGCTGGGTGAATTCCAGAACTGCACGCTGCAGTCTGGCTGACTGTCCCAGACGGTTTGACTGTACAGATGGCCGCCGACTCAGGAATGCCCAGACGTGCTGCCCACTCCTTGTTGACCCTGTACGCCTCTGCCTTCATGGCGGTCAGCCACTCGGCCAGAACCTCCTCGCCCTTACGACCGCTCATTACTTTGTGGTCGCATATTCCCGTTAGACTTACGCCCAGCAATCTCAGACGCGCAGCGTTGTTAGACCACGACTTTCTAAGGAACCGAAAATTAACCATCGTGGACTGCATGGTCCCGTAGATGGTCGCCAGCCGGACCTTTCCAATCAGGTCGTCGAGGCTGTCGTCAGGTCTGATGATCACCTCGGACAAGTTGCATAATCCGCCGTCAGGATCTAGCAAAATCTCAGCACAGGGGTTGCAGAGGTAGTCCACGTTTGGATCACGCCCAACCTTCTCTGCCTTCTTCTGGGCTGCCTCTCGGTTGAAGATGCCGCGCTCGCCTGAGTAGCTCAGGAACAGGCTGTGCATCTCACCCATCAGGTCAGGCAGGTCTGGGCGGCCTTGGTACACGGCGCTGTTGTTTGCCATCGCGCGGTGCCCGTTAAGATCACCCCATGCGCCGGTCTTCAGGCGTCGGTGTCTCTCGTCCCCTTGGTCGCCAAGGCTAATTTCGGCGCTGCGCCTAACTGAGCCTGCTATGACAATCTGGCCCGTCATTGTGGCTAGGTCGTGAAGGCACTCGCTAGAAAGCTTCTTTCCGGCACTGTTGCGGAACGTCTTGATCGTGAACTCAAACAGCTCCCTGAGTGGTCCGGGCCCGCTGGCGCGGCCGCCGAATGTCTTCAGCGGGACACCCTTCTCGCGCACCTTGCTGTAATCAATCTGAGGAACGTCCCCGGCGTACAGCATGGACAGCAGGGTCTTGAATGCCTTGCACCACCCTATGCGCGAGTCCTGCACGACGATCACAGAATCGCTGTCGTGGAACTCCTCGGCCACCGTGGGCGCCTTAGAGATAAAGCGATCCTCTACACTGAAGCCCACACCGCAGCCAAGCATCAGTAAGTACATTACCTCCGGCAGGCTGTGCTGAGGATCTGACAGTCCGATTGCTGCGCAGTTATAGATCGCTGCCTCGTCCTGCTCTAGGGCCTTGCCCGCTGTCCACAGGCCGCGCATCGAACTCATGACCTGCAGGTTCGTGGTTGCGTCCCGCAGCTCCTTCGCCTCTGCGTCGGTCAGGTCGCACCGCTTTTGCCAGAAGTCGACCATGCGCGCCACGGTCTCCGGCCACATCTCACGGCGCTGGTTCTCCTCGTCCCACCGGCTGTACCGGCTGATGGCCACGATCTGTTGGTAAGGCGTCATATCACTCATTAACAGTGGCCTCCAGTACGCGAACTACCTCGCGGCGCACGCCGCCGTATGCGACCAGGATGGTCAGCGTTAGCAAAATAAGTTCAAACATATACATCTCCAGTTGGTTGTTTACTACTAGCCTCAAGCGTGTTGATGCGGACCAAAAGCTCGCGCTCATCGATCACATCCACAAAGGGGATTCCGTCCCAGTTTTCTGGGTCGTTGGCTCTGTCCCTTGCGTAGTCTCTGGCGTCTTCTTCATCGGGAAAGTAGACAGCTCCTTTTCCGAGTGAGACCCGCCAATAGGTTTTCCTTCTGACTGGCATTTCTTGCCCTCCCTTTTCATCTTCCAGCCGTCCTCGGCGCCGACATCGACGGGCCGATACATGCGCTGACTGTTGTTACATAAAGCTCGGCACTTATCGTGGAACCAGAGGTGTGAGACGCCCTCATAAGGCGCGTACCGCTGCTTCGCAACGATCAGCCTTGTATCGCCATAGCTGTCGTCTACCTCCTGCCCAGCGTTGCGTGCGTATAGCTTCTCCTTGTCTTGATGCACAAGGAGAGCACTACTCGCTACGTTGAGGATGTTTGAGCTGCCCAGAAAATCATGCTTGCTCGGGGGTTTTCGCTCCGAGTCTGGGCCTGACGGCTTTCTGAGGTGGGCGATCAACATGATGCAAATGTCGAACGCCTTGGCCACCTCGGCCAGCCGCTGTGTAAAGATCTTCTGTTGCTGAAGGTCGTCGTCTAAGCCGATCATCATCAGGCCGTCGATTACCAGTAGGTCAACGCCGTTAAACTTCTTCATCCCGATTGCCATCTGCAGGCACTCGGTCGGTGACATGCTGTCCACCTTGTCGTAGAAAAACATCTTGTCGTTCAGGTAGTAGCCGACCCGACGCATCCAATGCTCGTGCGGGTCTGACACGCAGCCGGCAATGCCAGACATCTGATGAAATACATACTCAGCCGGCATCTCTAAACTGCAGATACCCGCCTTGTAGTGCTCACCGTCTGGCTTCTTTTGCGTGACTGCGTGCAGGGCTAACTGATTAGCCAGAGCTGACTTACCGTGACCGCTCATACCTCCCAGGAGCACTAACTCTCCCGGTCTCAGTGTGAACAGCCCAGAAAGACGGCTCCATGGCATCTGTATGCCCGAGGTCGCTCTGTCGTTCATAGTCATCGCCCGGTCGACTAGGTCTCCCGGTGCGGTGATCCGATCCAGCGATGCGTATGACAGCTCCTCGGCGACATCTATCGAGGCAAAGCCGTCGTAGTCAGTCATCGCTAAAGTCCAGCTCCTCCAGCGCCTCGTCCTCGTGGCCGTCTAGGATGCTGATTGCTAAGTCAAACATCTCGTCATTGGACAGGGCCTCGGTGCTGTAGCCGTGGTCCTCAATCATTGAGATCAGCTCGTCTATACTCATGCCCTCAAGCTGCCTTAGTTGTACGTTATTAGCTCCGCGCACGACGAGCCTCCTTCCACTGGCCGGTGGCGAGGCACCGTGCCATGTGATTCTTCAGGCGCTCCATAGAGCGGACGGGCTGCCCACACTTGGGGCAGGTGACGTACAAGCGTCCTTGCTTTCTGGTGTCCATAAATTTACCTCAATAAAAAAGGCGCCTAAGCGCCTTTGTTTTTCCGGTTGAGAAACATCCTGTCCGGGTCGGACTTGATGTGCCTGAGCTTGACCTCTTGCGGTGCGTCGATCTGTATCTGTGGACGCTTGCCTACGGTCAGCACGGAGATGATCGTGTCATCCCCTATAAGTATCTTGTCGCCCGGTTCGAGCATTAGTTTCAGTCCCATAGTTTCCTCCATTGGTTAATAGGTGCCCACCCTACTGGTTACAGGGCGGTGGGCGTTCCCCGTCTAACCTTAAGCGGCTAGAGCGTAGTTGTCGTCATTGGCAACTATAGTTTTGCTGGCGTTCACGGTAGCCCTGCCTCACCGATTCTCCACTGTGTCCACTCACCCTGTCGAAACCAGTACACCCCCATCATATAAGCACTTGTTAGGAGCCCCTTTCTGTTGCCAAGTAGGGGCCAGACTCCGGCGCTTCGCTTCCCAGCCGATTAACCTACGGCTGTCTGTTAGTCGCGTGCCAAATGCTTATATGGTGGAGGTGGCGGGAATCGAACCCGCGTCCAGAGATTGCTTTGCAGCTTCACCGAATTAGGTGTTGTTTTGTAGTATTAGGCAGAGTAGTTCGTCTGCGTCGGTGCATGCTACTTCGCCTATGTGTAGTGGGCGTAGTAGGTCTCCGTTGCTGTGGACGGTTATGTCGTTGACGACGCCGTCTGCTGTTTCTACTGTTAGGGTGATGTCTCGTACTGAGACTTCTGGGTTTTTGGTTAGTGCTATTGCTATTTGCACTAGTTCTCTTGCGTCCATTGTGTACCTCCTTAGGTGTTGTTAGGACTTAACGCTGACCACCTCGACTCCGACCAGCTTGTCACCGGCAAAGTCGAGATTGATCAGATTGTGACTATCCTCGTGGACAGTCTCAGTGTGGGTGATCTTCTCACCCTCTATGATGTAGATGTAGGTGGCGCCCGCTTCGGCGTCGTGAGTTGTTCTATGCATCCCACAGCCTCCGCTTATGCTTCACCGCACCCCGCTTCAGGGCCTTCTTGCGATCCCTATGGGTCGCGGCCTTGTTGCAGAGGTGGGCGTGCTTGGCCACCAGATTGTTGATTTTCATGCTTGCCTCCATTAGCAGCCTCCGGCCTTGAAGTGGCCGGGGCCTATGCATGTGCCTACCGCCTGCGCGGTTGGCTGTTTTGCCCATTCGGGTATTTTCCAGCCCTTGGTGCTTACGCACCCTCGTCCGGGCTTGGGGTGTTGGCGCTGTATTCGGTCCCAGCGCTGGGCCATGTTTTCCTGTTGCATATTATCCTCCTTAGGATGCCAGTTCTGCTTGTTGGGCCTCAAGGACCATGGCCCATAGGGGCGCTAGATCCTTCTGTGAGGCGCCGAGGTCCTGCATCCGCTCGATGCAGTCCAAGGCATTCAGGCGCAATTCTTCCGCCGCCTGATCCCAGAGTTGTGCGGATGAGTCCGCGTCCCAGCCTGAGCCAGCCATTGCGGCGTCAGATGATGCTTGATGCCGTGATGCTCGGCTCAGGTCTGCCTTGGCCTTTTTCATCAGCTTGGCCATTTGCTGTTGCGCTTCCGCGCTCATTTTTTGCTTTGGCATAGGTATGTCCTCCATTGGTTGCTATGCGTTTAACTAGGGGCTCATTCGAGCCCTGAGGTGCCGTCCTCTATTGCTATTAGCAATTCGAGGGGGTCCATGGCTGAGCAGTCTGCGCTCAGGCCCATGAGGTCCCATTCCTGCGCGGTGGAGAGTTCCTCCACTATTGCGCCGGTTCCGGGCTTCACCTGCTGCCATGAGTCCTTGCCGGATTCTTGGCCTCGGTGTGCCTTGAGTTGTGCTATTGCTGATACTGCCTTCATAGTAGTGCCCTCCTTAGGGCTGATTGCTTAGTTAGTAATTAACTCTCTGCATATATATTGCGATTAATGCCCTGAGAGCCGTATAAACACTAGGATTTGGGGTCTTTTATTTGACCCCGTTATCCATTCGGCCTCGCACCCACAAGGTGGGAACTACTACCTTGGTGCCTCGCACATCTACCGCGAGGTGCAGCCTGCTTCGACCGCCGTCTATCTTTGCTACCCACTGGGGCTTGCCCTTCGTGGATACCACCAGCTCTCCGTTGTTCACGGCGTGCTTGACCATCTCAAGGTTTATGCCTCGCTCGGCCATGCGCTGTTTTGCGTGGTGGGTCAGGACCACTAAGGCCCCGTCTTTCGCTCGTACTTTCATAATTGCCTCCATAGGTGTTGATAGCTATTTACTAGCTGCGGATAAAAAAGCCCGTTCTGTTGCCAAGTGGGCCAGTCTCCGTTGCGCGTCTCGCTGCCCGATGCAAACCGGCTTCATCCCGCGCACAGTCTTAATAGAGAGTTGCTAGAAATTGGTGGAGCTTATGGGAGTCGCACCCACACACTTGAGGTTTACAATCCTCTGCGCCCCCTAAGGAGCCCCGTTAGAACTGGGGACAGGATCGGTTGTAGGCCGATCCACACCCCGCGACTTGTAAGGTCGGTTGCGGGTTGTAGGCCCGCGAGTCAGTGTTTTGTTCGCTTTCACAAGCAGTCACTGCTGCTTACCCTGCCTAGCGTTGGCTATTGGATTTTATTACCACTGGCGCCGCCCTCCATAGGCTCACCAGTCGGCCAGTGCCTCCATAGGGGCCCAACCGTCTAAGGCTCCGAAGAGCCAGTCCCGAGTCACTCACTCGGCTTTGTTGTTTCTAAACGTTAGGTTGGGTACTCGCTGCGCTTTCCCTGACTCGATGTGGCCATCTTAATAGATACCTACTAGCTCTGATTGTCCAAACCC